AATTAAATCAATCAACTCGTCTTCTGTACCAACGATGACTTTTGCAGTCTTCCAATCGTCATTGTCGTCACGACCACCAACTTCAATCATAAAACCGTTATCATAACGATTGATTGAAAACGATTCATTGGCTTTAACTAATTTTTCTGTAATAGCACTCATTATATTTCTCCTAAAATTATAGATACCTCGGGCTTAAGATTTAATCTCAGAGGCCCGAGCCGTTTGTTTTTGCTTATGCTTTTTGACGATTACGGATCATTGCCAAGATGTCTTGAGCACGATCGCCACCTGATGTTTCAGCAGGTGCTTCAGCCTGTGGTGCTGATTTAGCTACTGGAGCAGGTGTGTCATCTTCGTCATCACTTGCTGTAGGAGCAGGTGTTGCTTTAGGAGTCTGCTTAACAGGATCGCCAGTTTCTTGGCTCATACCTGCTGGTTTGAAATACTGACCCCAACGTTCCATATCATATGGCTCGCCATCGACTGATGCTTCAAACATTTCTTTCATAACTTTCAATTCAACTTCACCTGGCTTCTTAGGTAAAAAGTCTGACAAGTTAAACAAACCATGTTGTTTGATAGCCGCTTGTTCTGCATCATCTAATGGACGCTCACGACGTGCCCAACTTGATGTTGAGTAGTCTGCGTATCCGCCTTTGGTACCTTTCTTCATGCGATAGTCTAGACCATGCACGTAATCAGTTGGCAAGTCTTCCAATTCTGGATCGACTAGTGCCGCACGAATACTTGTAAAAATTTGTGGACCAATAATAAAACGACGAATTGGATTTTCTGGAGCTTTTTCTTCCTTAAGGCCGTCTTCAACAACGAAACCTTGGAAAATATAACTGCGTTTCTTCCAGTACTTACGACCCATGTCTTCTAATGCTGGGTCTTTAAACCAACCACGTACTTCTGCCAAAATAGGACATGTGTCACCATACATTTCCATGCAAGGTACTTGTACTGTTACTGGTTTGGATTCTGATTCGCCTTTGATACCAGCGAAAGGTAATTTGATCATTGCCCGTTCAGCCCAGAAAAATGTGTTATTTTCGTTGCCGTCGGGTAGGAAGCGTAGAGTTGCTTCTTGACCTTCTTTTAGGTTCCAGAATGGATAGATAGAGTTATCACCACCTGTACGATTGCCGTCTGAACCTTTTGATTCTGCTGCCTTTAATTTTGCTCTGATTTCTGCCAAAGATGCCATAATTATTCTCCTTAATATGCCTTTGTATGCTTTTATGTGCCTGTATGTTTTACACCCTGTAAAACAAAAAGTGCATATACTTTGTAGTATACGCACTTTTATTTAGCAGAGCAAGAGAAATCTTGCCTAATATATGAGTATTTTACTCGATTATCTTGCCAATTGAATAATACGAGCTAAACTTGGTTCAGTTGTCAGCATTGGCAATTCGGTATCAACCGATTCTGTACTTATCGGGGCTGGTGCTTGTGCCGCTGGTGCTTGTGCCGCTGGTGCTTGTGCCGCAGGCGTTCCTAATACTGCCATTACTGCTTTTAGAGTACCTGGCCCAAACGATCCATCTACTCCGTCCTTAGCTAGTTTGGAAGGAGGTAATGTTTGTCCTTTGGCAATTAATGCACGTTGCAGTGCTTTGATTTGATCAGCAGTTACTAAGGGCTGGGCTGTTGCAGGAGCCGGTGCCGGCACCGGTGCCTCTGGAGCTTTATTATCTGTTCCAGCAGGCGGTACATCCGCGGCTTCAGCAGCCTTACGTTTTTCACTGTAATCCCACCAAGCGGCTCTGTATTCTTCTGCGGCTTTTGCTTTATCACGAGGACTAGCATTTTTTAATGCTAGTTCCGCTTGAACAAATCTTTTTTGTGCATCGGACACTTGGTCAACTGTTGGCGTTGGCGTTGGTGTTTGGGGCTTGGCCGCTGGGCCAACTTCATCCATTTTAACTAACGATTCGTAAAGTATTCCCATAATTTATCCTAAATATGATTCCATAACACCTTGTGCATGTGCAATTTTACTGCCATTGCCAAGTCCTGATAATTTCTTAATGCGTTCTTTTTGGTGTGTGCTACTGCTTGGATCCACGTGATCAATTGTGGCAAACACTTCAGCTTTTTCTTCTGGGCTAGCATCTGGAAATTCTTTATCAATTTTAACTTTAACTCCAGTTCCGCCAATCGTAAAGTTTTTCATTTCACGATTGTAAAAACCGCTGGCAAATTTTTCCATATCTTCTTTACTAGCACCTTGTGGTTCGTTAGCTGGAGCAATTGGCTTTTGACTTGGGTCAAAGCCAAATTCTTCTAATGTTAATCCTGCCGCTAGAATCATTTCACCTAGTGTCTTATCGCCAATCTTGGTATCAGCTTTTGCGCCTGCGTCTTTAGCTTTACGCACAGCATGTGCCATTTTTTCCATACCCTTGTTAGCCAGTGTCTCGGCACGTTTACGAGGATCAGTATTTTTATCAACTTTTCTGTAAGGTCCATCAAATGGAATGTCTGAATCTTTTTCTTCAGCCATTTGCGTTTGTGGTTCTGTTCCTGGAGCAGGAGCCGCCGCAGGTTGTGCTTGGGCTTCTGGTGGTGCTTCTGGTGGTGCTTCTGGTGGTGCTTCTGGTGCAGGCGCTGGAGCTGGAGCTGGTTCCGCTTCAGGTTTTTCTTCTTCGCTGCCTTCGCCGCTGAATATTTCTTTGTTGCCTTGATAAAACTCTGGATGATTAGTTTCAAAATATTGAATTACTAATGCGCGAGCATCTACATTTGGATTAGCGTTTTCTAAACTGGCTAGTAATGTTGGATCGGGATAAACTGCTTTTACTGCATCGCCAATATTAGGAAATCCTTTTAGTTCATGACTCATCAACTCTTTGATTTTATCCTTAGTTTCTGTGTCATTTAAATCTGGAAGATCATCGAGTCCTTCAACAATACTGTCAACAAAGTTAAGGAACTCTGCTTCTTCTTTGGTCATTGAATGAACTTTTTCTTTACGAGCCTTAGCTAGAGTAGAAGGACGATTTTTACGATGAACTGCATCGGCTTTGGTCATGTCATGATTGTTGCCAGTTTCATCTAAAATGTCATCGGGTCCTAGTTCAGCTTTTTCGCCAACTAGACTGTAAATGTAAGGGAACACATCTTTTAATTCTTCTTTAAAACTACGTACTGTTAAACGATCAATCCAATCATTAACAATAGTTTCTGGTATTTGTTGACTTGCACGTGGCTTAAAACTTTCTACAAATTCTTCATAGTATGAACTGCGTTGTAGATCATGTATTTGTTTCTTAACTTGTTCAATACGTTCAGCAACTTTATCATTTACTTCACTCATTGCTTCGCTTAGTGTTTCATTACGACCAACGTAGTTTTTAAACATACGTAATTTGGCCATTTCTTCACTTAGACTAATAACGTGTTGTCCAACATTGTCATATGGATTGCCGCCGTGTGCAATATGTTGTGCCATAGCACGAGCGCCATTTAAATGTTTTACTGGATAACGAAAACGTTCGCCCATATTATTTTCAATATGAATGCTTTCAATATGCATAGTTCGGCCAGCGGCTAAATCTGGATTAACAGCTTGATTATGTCTAATGATAATCTTAGCCTCTCCTAAGTCCTGGAAGCTCACTCTAGCGGAACCCCACATTTTACTTTCCATCATGTTTTCTTCTCCATCTTTGGCATGGAATTCAAAATCTCGCTTATCGAGATTACTCTTGCCCAAATTATCTACTTGAAATTTTAATAAATTACGTCTTGCTAAATCTCTGAAACTACGAATAAACTTATAAGCACCGTGGTGTGTCTCATTGTTTTCTTTGTCAATAAGATCACCACCTGCTTTGATCACAACACCGTCATCCTCGTCTAGAGTAATAGTGATAGTTCCTAGTGCCTTACCGTCTTCTTTGTATTCAAACTCGAACCAACGGGCTTTAGGAATGTCTGTTTTTTTACTCAAAACTTGGGTGGTTTCGTCCGCAAATTTAATGGGGCGAAAACGTGTTTCAATCTTTCCGTAAATTTCTTTTGCTACTGAATCTAAATTTGGGTCCATATGATATTTATCCGAGTCCTGATATAAAAATTGGCATTGGAGGCTCAAAATCCTCCTGCCATTCGTCCCTAGAAGTCATGCTATCTGCAATTCTAATATCCCAATCAGCTAGAACTTCGCTCATGCGTATGACTAAAAGTAAGCTGGAAATTAGGTCATCATGTTGCCCGTCTTTAGCTTTAAATGTAATATTATGTGCCACAAAAGTTTTTAACTGACTAATAGTGGGCTTGCTGTAAATTGTCATTTTGTCAGTTTCTACTAGGTATTTTAGTCGGGCACAAGCGGCAATTTTAGTACCGTGAGTAGTGTTGAAACCTTTTCTAAACTTACGAACATGCCCTTTACGGATAGGTTCGCTGACAAACATACCCGGGAATGTTTCTTCTCCATTTTCACTGATTGCTACTAGTGCGGCTTCACCCACGGTGTTATTTTCCACGCTCCAGTAGATACTGTTTACATTATGCTCGCCTATCTTAGTCTGTATATGTCTAAGTATTTCGCGCAATAGTTTAACTTGTTCTTGTACTTTTGTAATGTTATTTTGCCACTCGCCTACCTGTGTAAAACTAGGTAATTCAAATATTTGTATAGCGGCAAAGTCGCCTCCAGTGCCTAAACTAGGATCTAAACATACAGCATACAAATGTTGGTCAGTAAGTTCTCTATACCAACGGACTTGCCCCATTTTAAGCATTGGGTCCTTACCTAACATGCTGGCTAATTTTATACTATCTATTAGAGTTTCATCATAGATTAAGAATTCGCAACCATACTCGCGTCGGAACTTCTCTTCTCCAATACGACCCATCTCAGCAATGCGCCATTTTTCATCACGATCTGGATGCTCGTCCCACATGGCACGAAAGCCAAAGAAACCATTTCGTCCTTTGCCGTCTTCTGTTTCATTACCAAACGTATCAAACTTATCCTGACTTTCTTTCCAGATAGTAGCAAAAGTATCTTCGTCGCTATTAGGAGTTGAAGTAATAATTGCTCTACCACCAGTTGCTAGTGTTGGTGATATTGAAGTCCAAAACTCTTCAGCAATGTTAGGTTGTACGAAAGCAAACTCGTCACAATATAGTAATGATATTGACATACCACGACCTGTATTGCCCGTGGTTGTTTGACTTACAATACGTGATCCGTTATCAAATTCTATACTGCCTTTGTTATAACTGACAACACCCGCACGTATATGATCGGAGCAAAGTTCGTATCCATAACGGATACGTTGCATAATTTCCTGCGCACCTAAGTATTTGTGTGCGGCAACTAAAATAGTTTGGTCTGGATGGAACATAGCGTACCATAATAGGTAAGCGGATGCACAGGTTGTTTTGCCGCTTTGACGTGGCAACATGTTTACATTAAATCTGTTGTTATGATAACTGCCCAACAGTCTTACTTGATAATCGAATGGTTCAAATAGAACTTTGCCACGGACTGCATGTTGTATGTAAAAAAAGTTTTTAGCGAAATACAAATATCCAGACTCTGGATCCATGCAGGCGGCAAAATCAACGACTTCTTTTTCAGTAAATCGTTCTTTGCTATGCGCTTTTTTGACTAGTACGCCTTCTAATGATTTTGACATAGTTTTATTTACTAAAAAAAATAGCTCCCGAAGGAGCTATTTGGCACTATAAACAGAGTGCTAACTGCGACGAATTATTGGCCTTTTAAACGCTTTTCAATTCTGGCTGCTGTATCTTTTTCGTGTTGTGGTACGTTAGATCGACGATTAACATTCTTAACAAATTTTAAATCATTCTTTCTACGTTTATCTTCCGCTTCTTCTTTACGACGTTGATCATCTGTTTTATTAAAATGATCAAGAACGCCTTCTTCTAAATCTCTTCTTTTTAGAATTTTATTTTTTATAGCATCAGCCTTTGCTAACTGTGCTTGATCACCGTGCTTTCTTAAGCCTTCTTCACCGCCTGGTGTATGATCTCTGCCTGCCTTTCTACGTGCATCACTGTACTGTTGATTAAGTGCAGGAACACTTGCTTTTGCTTTTTCACGATACGCCGCTTGTTTTTCTGGAGTATCTAATACTTCTGCTACATTTCGACTTTCGCGTAATTTAACTTGTTCATACATATCCTTAAGTTGAGATACTAGACTTTCTCTCATTGGATTTGTACCAACTGGTTGTCCTGGAATTTGATGTTGTTTATGTGGTTGATTAGGACCGCCTGCTAAACTTGTTGTCATGTAAGCAATGCTTTGATGTTTTACATCTGGTTGATTAGCAAATTTAGCTGCCTCGTCCATTTCATTGTCACCTGAAACTGCCGCCACTGCCGCCTTGATTTTTTTCTCTGGGCTAACTGCTGGTTCATCTGCATGTGGGCCTTCATCATTTGCATCGATAATTTCTAAATCATCCTGACCGTGTGGCTCTTCATCGCCAAAAGGTCCTTTGTCAATTTCTACATCGTGTGCTGGACCGTCAATTTCAATCGCACCATCGTGTGGAATTTCTACAGCAGAAGGAGCGTGACTTGCTACATCTTCTAAGTTTTGTAAAACATTTAACAAATCACGAATGCCGCCTTTGCCGCTAGCGTTCATACTGACATTCATGCTAACTGAATCAGGCTGTTGTGTACCTGGCATACCGCTTGGCATTCCTACCATACTTGGCATTGGACCACACTCTTCA